CTACGTACGTGAATTTCACCTATAAATAATAATTTTAGACACAAAAAAAACCCCCAGATTTCTCCGGGGGTCTCTTTGTTTCCTTTCTGGTATTAATTCCACTCAGTCGGGTTTTTGGTTAATGTTAATTCAAACATTCCATCATCTCCAAAAATATCAATACGCCAACTTGATGTAATTTCTCCTATCTTACCTGTTGTAACTGGGCGTAAATCAACACTAAAGGAATTGTAAGGGTCTATTTCTATAAAATCGGGCAATATAGAGCTTAATAACTCTATCCCGTTGACCCCTTCAATTTGTTCCAGTAATCTCTCTGGCGTTGTATTGACCACGCAAAGGAAACGCCCTGAGAAGGTTTCTGTTAATATCATTATATTCCTCTCTGGGGGGCGGTTAGCCCCCCGTTTGGTTTTTATTTAGTATATTAGTTCAGTTTCAATGGGTTTCTTTCCATAGACTGTAAACCATTCGTCATAACTGCTATTCATCAACTCTTGGACGCTACTTCTGAGTATGTCCATCATTCCGTCTGTGTCCATTTTAACAGTGTCAGCGTCTGGTCTGGCTTGTGTCTGGTGTTTGGATGTAGACACGGAATATTTATCCGTATTTTCATACCACACACCACCAACCCAGATATAAATGGGAAAATGGTAGCCGTAACTATAGACAGCGTACATATTCTCATTGCCTATCCATTCCGCCACACTATCCCATTCACCGAATAGATGTGAGCCTTTGAACTCTTTCCGGTCTGTAACGTATGGGGCACAGTCTTTATTTGATATATTCATTTTATTCTCCTAATTAAGATTAATAATTGTATTGGATGCTGCCCCTTGGGACATCCTCAAGACTTGGGAGAGGGCTGTTTCCTCTCAGTCCCACCCCCCATCTGGGAGGCGTCCAAGTCATCACATTGTCAATAAGCTATACCTTTCATATATATTCAGTGCCAAAGTTCCCATTTATTTTGCTCACCCTCGAGAAATAAATAATAATAGTGTGAAACTTTGGGAGATTTGCACCGAATATTTCAACCTGAGCCGGCCGGCATTGACTTTTTCAACCCCGATTATTTCAACCTAAAAGGCTTTGGGGGGGTGTACCGCATAAATAAAAGAGGCGCACCCATATATATATTATTTTTTAGAATTTTTTGGAAAGTTTGAGGTGGGATTGGTTCGCGGGTACTATTCTACTATTTCGCGGTACTATACTTACTATAGTTAATACTTACTATACTTAATATATACTATCTCTTCTTTTTTTTTAATATTATTAATATTATAATATTATACTATAGTAGTATATAGTATATAGTATATAGTAAGTACTTAATATATTAATATACTAATAATATTATTACTGTCTCAACCGACATTTGAATTTATTCGATTTGACCTATATAAGTCAACACTTATTTTCATCTTGTTTCAAAATATAAAATAATAGTATATTCTACCCATGGAAACCAACCCCAGCATTGAAGTTTTAGATTTGGGCCCTGCCATAGACACGTTAAAGTCATTGGCCTGCAAGTTTCGGGAGTCTGGGGATTATATGTACATGATGGAGATACTGTTGTTAATTGATGAGATAGAGTCCCCGGTGTTGATAGAGTTGATTGAGCCGTGCAATCTCCAAGCGGAGGCTTAATTTGCACGTAAAGACCATTAGTGGTGTTGACTATCATTTATACGAGGACGAGTCAGAGTTCCGCAAACACCACAAAAAAGAAGAATTAAAGGATGATTGGCGCGAGGCACAGGAGGGTGAGTGGGCTTTAAGCGATGATGGGCAGGTATTTAGCGTATTGAGGCGTGCTGTCATGTATAGTAATCAATATCATCAGGATACGGATTACATTCGTACATTACTTGGCACGGTGTTTGTAGTAGATGGGGCAAAGCTTTCTGGTGAGCCGGCGGCAGACATCTATACGTTTACCAAATACAAGACGAGTAAGTACATTTCTGCCCGCGAGAAGCTCTTTGCCAAGATGGTTGCCATGGGCCGGGACGCTACTGACGCCTATTTGACGGTATATAAGACGAAGAACCGGCGTTATGCGATAAACCGTTCTAAGATTTTATTAAGACAAAAGAGGATAAGAACATTGATTAACAAAGAAGTGGAAGAGTTGATGAGTGATTTAGGTATTACCAAGACCTATTTACTCGAAAACGCCAAATCAGTGGTGGATAAGGCAGGTGTGCGCGATGGAGATAAGCTTCGGGCACTGGAGACATTGATGAAGATATCGGGATTATTGTCTACTGATAAGAAATCAGAGTCCATTGCACTCATACAGGAGTTCACTGGTTTTACAAAAGATAAACTTAAAGCCTTTGAGTCGGGTCTAATTGAAGAGAATGCGTCTCAATAGGAAGATATGGCAGTATCCTAAGCAAATACGCTGGGGTAGTGTGATTTATAAGATAAAGCTAAAGAGGGAAGAAAGAAATAATGCCGCACGGCCACTCAGCAATAGATAATTTAATAGCTTTAACCGCTTTAAAGAAATACCAAGAGGGTGGAGAGGTAGCACCACCAACAATGGGACAAAGATTTGTACAGAGATTTCCGTCTCAGCATGAAGAGCGGGCATCTGAGCAAGAAAGAGCACTTGCCAGTCTAATTGACTTTGTTATGCCGCAAAGCGTAACTGAGGCTGGGCTTACGTTAGCAGCTGGGCCCATCGTTAGTAAAGCTGGCAAAGCAATTAAGGGAGTGAAGCGACTATCTAAGGCACGGAAAAAGTCAAAAAAGGTTGCCGATGAATTTTATGAGTCGGCTGCCGATAGGCAAAGCAGGGACTGGCCCGATGTTCCTTTGTCGTATAACACTGGAGATGACAGATTAGCTACGCGGTTTTTAGAAGACCATGGGTATTCTTTTTATGAGGGGTTTGGCCCAAAGGCTAATACGTGGGAATATATCGAGGGTGGGGTAAGGGCTTATACACCATTTAGTGGCAATAAAATAGGTATTGAACAAAAGACATTTAAGAATCCAACTCTAAAAGCACTTAGAGAGTGGATGCAATATTAATAATTAATGCCCAATAAAGCAGCCAAGGCAAGAAAGCGTTTAAGGAAAACATTAACAATTGAAAACAAAAGACGTAAAAGAGGAATTATCAAGGCGAGAAAGATTGCCCGGAAAGAAAGGGAAGAATCAGAAGATAGAGACGTTTAGCGTTATCCCACCCCCGGAAGAGATGGCTCGACGGGATGAGATACTTGCTAAGTCATATCAAGACCTGTTATTCTTCGGAAGGGCCTTTCTACCCAAAGACTTCATGTATAAGAGTGCTTCGCCCTCTTGTCATTATACCGTATCTAAAAGACTTATCTCAACCAAACCCGGTGAGCGTATCTGTATTATACTTCCTAGGGGTTTCGGCAAGTCTATTCTATCTAAATCAGCTATCTTACATAAACTTTGCTTTGCTGGTGAGGACGACCAGAACTTTATTGCTTGGGTGTCGGAAGAACAGGGTCAGGCCATTGACCACTTAAAATACCTGAGATACCACTTAGAAACCAATAAGACCATTAAATACTACTTTGGCAACATGGATGGCGGTACTATGGGCAAAAGGTGGACGGAGAAAGATTTAGTGACCCCCAAGGGCGATAGAATCATAGCCAAAGGTACAAGCCAGCGTCTAAGGGGGCGTGCTGAGGTGGATGTGAGGTATACGGGTATCATCTTGGATGACTTTGAATCTGAATTAAATACAAAGACACCCGAAAGAAGGTCTGAGATTAAAAAGTGGGTTGTATCTACAATCTATCCTGCTTTAGAGGAGTCGCCCGGTAATGAGGGCTGGATATGGCTGGCGGGTACTATTGTTCATTATGATAGTTTCTTGCAGATGACATATGATGGATATAAGAAAGCCAAGAAGGATAGCCGCCCATATCCGTGGGATGTCTTCTTTCACCGTGCGGTAGAGGATGGAGAGGCCCTGTGGCCCGAACAATTCCCCCTTACCAAGCTAAAACATAAGAAACAGGAGTTTATTGAAGCTGGGCTGGTCAATAAGTTTGCTCAGGAGTATATGAACGATGCTCGGGATATTTCCAACGCAGCCTTTAAGATAGATAGAATACAGCACTATAGCGGCGAGCGGAAGCTTATGAATGGTTTTAATTACCTTATGGAGGAGGATGAGGTAATCCCTATCAATATTTACCTCGGTGTTGACCTTGCAGCCACAGCTACCGCTACTTCAGACTTTCAGGTGATACTGGTTATGGGGATTGATTCAAGGAACAATCGTTATGTATTAGAATACTTTAGGGAAAGAATACCCACATTTGACGTGCCAGCTAAGATTATAGAGCTGGCTAAGAAATATAGCCCCGTAAAGCGGGTTAC